TCTTTTTTTGGTGTTACCCAAGATTGAATATTTATATATAGTGATTTTAAATTTTTAGAATCTACAGTTCCATATACTGATTTAATTGGATTATATAGATTTAATTTTACGCTTTTACCTTTTTTCATTAACCTTGACATTGGTAATCGTTTATTTTTATATGTAAAAAATAACACAATTTATAACGATTGTCAAAAATTTTATGAAAATTATAGATATTTGTATTATATGTTAATAGTAGAAATCAAAAACAACGAGAGCATTGAAAAAGCCTTGAAGACTTTAAAATCTAAAGTTATCAAGACTAAGCAAAATCAAATACTTTTTGAAAGAAAACAGTTTGTTAAGAAATCACTGACAAAAAGAGTAAAGAAACTAAAAGCAATCTACAAACAAAAATTAAACAACGATTAAAGAGATTCTTCTAAATTTTTTATTTTTAAAAAATTCATTTGGTCAAACTTTTCGTTTTTAATTCTATCAATTGTTTCTGATAACTTTGTCTTCATTTCAAACTCTTCTTCTTTTTCTAAAATTGTTTGAAGTTTAGAAACTGCGCTCTCACGAATAGTTTCAAATTTAGTTTCAAGTGAAGCGGTATCTTCTGAAATGATTAAGAAAAATTCTTTTTTAGAATTCTCATCAAGAGAATCTATGTAATTTTTTAATGTTTGGTTAGCAATACTAACCATAGATTTTAATGGAATATTAACAGATTCCTTTAAAGTACCATTAGTCGACGTTAAAACTTTAGTAATATTTTTTTTAGATTTAATTCTTTCATGAATATCTAATTTATTTAGATAAACTACAGAATCAATGTCGGAATATTTATTTTCAACATTTTCGGATAATGTTGATGGTAATTTAATATTTGGTAATAATTTTTGAATCAAATTAATACCTTCTTCTAAAAAATCTTTGGCGTCAGATTCGGATAAACTTTGAGGGGTGCTTAACTGGTCATACAAAGAATATATCTTTGACATAGTTTTATTACTCAAAACATTGTGTTTGAATTCTTTGAGTGACTTTTTGAAATCTTTCTCATTTTGATAAGATTCAATTAAGCTGTTTTCAATTATGGATTTGATTTGTCCGAACGTCATTTCTAAAGGTATTTTGAATATAAATATTACGAGTTTAGTAACTTATCCAATTCTTTTGAAATTTCTCCTAAAGATTCTTGTCCTTGACCCAAATCTAAGAATGTTGACCCCCTGAAAATACTTTTTTCCAATAGGATATTCATGTTAGGAGTTTTGGACTCTGGGGTTATCTCGGCTTCAGGTCCAGCGGGTAATTCTGGTGGTGTTGTTTCTTCAGGTCCAGCGGCTGTCTCAAACTCAGATGCTCCTCCTAAAGATGGTGCGCCTCCAATTTCAGGTTCACCACTCGCAGCAGGTGCGGCAGGAGTTCCTTCAGCTCCGTTACCATATAATTTATCAATATTATCAAATAAACCTGTTTTGGTAATAACTGTTGGTGTTGCTTTAAGTTCTTCACCAACCGCTCTTTCAATTCTTTGTTGTTGTAAATCAAGTCTGATTTCTTCGTCAGAGAATCCGAAAATATGTTTCTTAGCCCATGTTGAAGATGTAGGCTGAATACCATTTCCTGGGTCGGATACTAAATCTTTGTATAATAATACTTTTTCTTTCCACACATCTATTTTTAATAAATCGGCTTGTGTAGATGGATTTGTAAGACCTAATGTAAAGTTTTGTAACTCATCCTCAAATCCAAGTAAAAATAAATGAACAATTGCAATTTTATTTAATTCAGCAATCATACTTTTTTGAATTCTGTTGATGGTACGAGCAAAACGAATATCTTGTAATGATAAATTTTTACCATCACCAACAACTTCTTCAAAACCTAAAAACGCTTTAGGAACACGAAGCGCTGTTAATAATTTCTTTTGAATATATTCAATATCCGCAATCTCAGAAAGGTTGGTTGCTCCAGGTAAAGTTGTAATTGGGTCTGGAGCTGCTGGGTCTCTAACAGGGATAAAGTAATCTTGGTCAACCGCCATCTGATTGAATCTCATATCCACGTTACCCGTTTTATTATCAACAACTTGTTCTCTTTTGAATTTATTAGCAACACGGTTTACATATGCCTCAACATCATCGTCATTCATATTACCTACGAATACTTTAAACATTCTTCTTTCAGGTGCTCTTGATGTACGATAAATTAACATTGCATCTTCGGATAACAATAATTGTTTCCAAATTCTTCTAGCCTTTTCTAACATAGAAGTACCATATGGAAGTTTTCTATCATCACCTAATAATCTAAAGTGAGCAATTTCCCATGATTGGAATTCCATGTTTTTATTTTTCCATGTAAAGTGTAGTGCTTTTACATTTTTATCAGGTTCTTGAGTAATGTCTACTGTAATTTTTTGACTTACTCCAATCTCATGTCTTTCAATTTCAATGGTTGGTAATTGTTGTACGCCGACCACACCCTTCTCAGGGTCTAATTTTAAGTAAACAAAGTTGTCACCATACTTACAAGTGTTTCTTGTCCACATTGGTAAGTTGGTGTTAATATCTAAATTATTATTGAATAAATCGGCTAATACCGATTTAATTCTTTTTGACTCAGAATAAATTTGAAGAATGAATCCATCTTCATTTGTTGTTGTGGATTCTTCAGAATAGATATCTAACGCTGCGGAAATCTCAGGAGTATACTCCATAGATTCATAATCGTACTGCGAAGACAATCTTGATGGTTCATAATAAATTGCTTGAGAGTATAAGTTATTTTCAACCTTAGACCATTGATTAGATAAATAAAACGATTGTTGAGCTTGTAGTTTTTCTTTCTCATATTCATCACGATTTGTTGTACGCAAAAGTTCTTTCTTATCAAACTTAAAAGTTGGATAATCTTGCTTTAGTAAAGAATTCGGGCCGAACGTTTTAGAAAGCCTCTGCCATACCGTTAAATTATTATCATTCATAATACAATTTTACTTAAAACCTTGAAATTATAAATAGTTATCTACCACCAAATAACCACCCATATTTTTGGTAATCTTCTTTTGAAGTACTTCTATTATGTCCCATACTATCCCTACCCATTTGAGGAACTAACGGATTAAAGAACTCAGAAGCGTTTTTATTTTCATTAACTGCGGTTGCCCAAGAATTGAGCATTGCTTTGGTATGGTTAGTTACTTTTTCTAATGATTGGAATGATTTTTCAGCAACGTAGATTGCCATAGATAATCCCATAATACAGTCATCATGGTGTCCTTTTTGGTGGTCAGGTCTACCATTAATGTAAACAAACGTGTTCATTTCATTATAGGTTCTATTTGAATAGATTCTAAATCCATGTCTACAAGCCTCTTCAAGAGCAGATATAATTTGAACCCTTTTTGCGTTAAAATTAATTCCAGGAATCTTATCATTAACTTTTGGGTCCCATTTCCATTTATTACTAGTATCAACACCATCAATATAAAAACCTCCTTGATAAGACATCTCTTGTAATTTTCTTGCAGTTGCAACACCCATACCACCAGTTAAATCAACCACACAATAGGCATTATACATTGTCCCCCACTTGTAGGCAATCTCCGCCATAACATCTGGTGGTACTTTCCCCACATATTCAAGTACTTGTTCTCTTTCGTCAAAATCAATAATTTGAATAGATGAAAAGTCTTCAGAGTCCCCTCTTGAAACGTCAACCCCCATTACGTACTTGTGACCATTAACAGGTTCTTTGAATATCCATAATCCACTACCCATCAATTTGGCTTGAGGTTCTCTCAATTGATTTTTTGCAATGTTTTGCATCAATTCAGAGTCAAAAACGTTATCACCTGAACCCAAGAAGTTACACTCTAATTCTTGTGCAACCTTACGTCTATCATATTTTAACTTCTTAACCATACTCTCAAACCAAGCAGAACATGGTTTGTATCCATCCTCAATATACTTTGTTACTACAGAATGGTCTCTGTCATATGGATTATCCATAGATAAATCTACTACAACATCTTTAGGATAATCCTCTCTATTTAAAAGATAATGAACCAAATCCTTGGTTTTAACCATATACAAGTCCTTTGTATAACGAGGGTCACGATGCCAATACATTTCAGAGATTCTGAAATCATTCATTCCTCTCAATGCTTGGTCGTAGATTTCGTAATAGATTGGGTCGTATCCATTTGGTGTAGACACAACTATTACCTTACCACCCGTAGATAGTGAAGCCATACAAGCTGACCAAAAATCACTGTCAGCTTCAATAAAGGCCGCCTCGTCAAATATAAGAATGGTTGGGGTATAACCACGGAGTGCATCCCTTGAAGTTGCAACCGCCTTTACTTCACAATTATTATTTAACTTAAAGTGTCTTTGTGAGTTTTTTTCTTGAGAGAACCCAATACCCACCCATGATGGCCATTGCTCAACAAATCCTCTAACCTTGTTTGCCATTTCCATTGACGTATCAAGTTTGTTGGC